TCAAACATTCTTCTAACCATTCTGCAGGAATATCCTTTTTTGCAACATGTTTTATACCTAGTTTATTTGCATAAATTTCATATGTAGTTGCAGAAGATTTTGATATTTTTTGATTAGGATTTTGAAAAACCATGCGTATATCTACACCAGGATTTGAAGTTAAAACATGTTTCATTTTAAGACGATCGGTTGCAGTCCATCGTCCTTTAGTTTCTACAAACATTAATTCACCATTCTTTTTAGTAAAAACGAAGTCTGGTGTATACTTTGCTTTACGCTCCGGTACTATATAATTTATGATTTCTGTTTCATATTTCAAATCATATTCTGTATTTTCAATTTGTTTTGAAACAGATAATTCTAATCCAGATTTATAACCGTATTTATAGGCTTCGCTGCGAGTTTTACTACCCGCAGAGTGCCAATGATTTTTTGCCATATTATTTTATTATTATAAATAACTCCATGTAAATTTATGGATTTCAGTTTTTTTAGTAATAGGATCTGTTATTGGTAACTTGAATACCGTTGATATAGTAGTAATCTTTGAATCTATTATAGCATTTCTAAATGAAACTGCAAGAGCTCGTATAGCCTCTTGATTAGCTATTATTATTTTGTTATTATTACTTTTAGATATAGCCAACATTAATTTCTTATTCAAATTATTATTATAATGTGCAATCCACCAGCGCTGTGCTCCTGACTCATCATCATTAATAGCACCAGAAAATGATTTAAAATATTTTTCTGGATTATTTTGAATAATATCTTCTATAGACGATACTACATCTAATATTATTTTTTGTGCGTCAGTTAATGCTTTATTATCTTCATTTTCTGGTTTTGGTTTATCATCACTACCGGCTAGATTTGCAAATTTTGAATCATACTGTTTATCTAAGATAGCTTTTGCTTTTGCATATTTATCAGGTGTTAATGATTTCGATAAATCTACATACGTATCTTGTGTTTTTTTTCTAGCCCACCAAGTTTGTGTTTGTTTATCATATGCATAATCCCACGGATCACTACCCGAACCTATAATATCTGGTTTAGTAGTTCCTGCTACTTCGGATAATAAATCTTTTAATTTTTTCATTATATACCTTTTATTTTTAAATATTAAATTCTTGATCTAAATCTATACGTATTAAAAAATTTAAATCAACATCATTTCTTTTTTTGATTGGTTGTGCTAATTTAGCAACAGCCATTAGATCACCACCTGGACTATATAAACCTATAGTTGTAATATACGGAGTGAACGCACTACTAGAAACATATGAAACATATGATTCTAAATCATCTTCTAACAATGTATGATTATTACTCATATTTAAATCACCAGATTTTACTCTAGCAACTACAGACATTTCATGTGTTTTCACCGTACTTCGGTAACTTGCAGTAAATGGAGTATTTGTGATATTATTGTATAAATAATTTGGACTAGATATAACAACAATACCTTGATCTTTAAAAACCGTACCTACTATATTTGTTTGTAACATAGATCCGGTAATAGATCTATTAGATAACGAACTTATATTGCTAGTTGTCAATGATTTATTAAAGATTCTAACTTCATCGAGATATCCTGTTAGATTTGAGGTATTGGTGCTATAACCACCCATGTATATAGGATCTGTATTATCAATGTAGCCACTCGCCGTTGCCCATGTCTGCGGTACTGTAAAAGCGGGATTGCTACCGGTAGAATTTAATGCATTATTTAAGTAAATTTGCATATAACTTCCACTCTTTTGACATATTATATGATTCCATCCGGCAGATAATACTGATGATGTTATAGTAAGTTTTAAATTATCAGATGCAGCACCTGTAAATTTAATCGCTCCACTACCACTTAATTCTATTTTAAATGGATATTGGGTAGTTGATATATTACCTTTTCCTATTATTAACTTGTCACTTCCGGTAAATGTTGATGCTGAAATGAAAAATGAAACTGCAAAATTCGATTTTCTATCAAACTTATGAGTAAACATATCATTCGAATATCGTATAAATCCTGCTCCATTAAAATTTGCGGCATATCCTATAGAACCAGAATTATAATCAGTTACCGTAACACCGGGAACATATGTAACTCCCGAACTACTATAATTTAAAATATTAATTCTAGATGTGTCAAAATATTCATTGAATCCTTCATAATATATTACTCCGGATGCAAATGATGATGTGTTTATAGATTCATCATATATATTTCCGTACTTATCAGATTTTAATAATATTGAACCACTAGTTGCAGATAAACCTCCGTATATAGCAGTTCCATATACACTAGATCCGTATGAACTAACATTAGAAGTTACATTGGTAGTAAGTGTAAACGATTTAGGTTTTATATATAATCCAACACGTTTTCCGGGAAATGATAATATCGATGCACTTTGATATAAAAATTTTTTAACTTGATTTAAATTATATGAGCCAAATGAACTAAAAGCATTTTCTTTTCTTTTATAAAATAAATGATTAATTGAAAAATAAGTTACTGTTTGTAATGAATTATCAATATTTTTTGCGTCATTGTATGTTAATTCTGATCCTAGAGCTGGTAAATAATTTACATCAGAATATATTCCTTCTAATGGTAATACCGAACTAGTAGCACTACCCGATATAACAGTCCAACTTTTATATGACAAAAATGGAGATAAATTAATATCATTTTTATCTATACTTTTAAATACACTTACTGCATCTTTAGTATATATTTCATTTAAATCTACTGTTCCGTTTGGCATAATAGTAAAAAACCCTGTTTATATTAAATAAATATAACAGGGCTTAAATCTTAGTTTTTAAATTCTAATTAGAAATCTAATTTAACTCGAATCAATGATTCTTTGCTAAATGACTTTAATATTGGTTTACTAACTTTAGCAACTGCTAATAATTCTTGCTGATCATTATATAAACCTATAGTTGTAATATATGTTACTGGATCTGTCAAAAATGAAGTATTAATATCACCGGTACTACCTGTTACAAACGTAGGGTTGTTTGTATAATTAAATTGTCCATTTTTTACTCGTACGAAATAATGTGTACTTGTGATTTTTTCCGAATTACGAGCTTGGAATCCGTAATTATCACTAGTTGATGGATTAGTAAGAGTACCAGAACCAGATATCGACCTAAACATTGCAAAATGATTATTTGCTTCAACTCCAGATGCCTGTCCTGTTTGGAAACTTAATTTTTGATCTAAAACATTTCCATCTACAATCACAGTACCATAATCTGGATATACAACACCATAATATACTGGTGCTGATGGATTAAATACTCCGTTTGCAATAGATCCAGAAACTAAATTATATACTCTTCCACCTGTTGCAGTAAATGATCCGGTATTAATACTAGAGTCATCGATTAATGTAAATACTTTATTCGAACTAGAAATTGCAACACTACCGGTAGCATTGGTAGGTCTAGATCCAGATATCTCTGCTAGTGGTATTTCAAAATTTCCTGGATCTAAACGTTCTTTTAAACGATTACGGTTAAATGTAATAGCATATATACTATTCGTAGAACCTGAATTAGCCGTTGTGAATCTAGATGTACCAGCTGGTAACAATAAATTTCTAAATTGTGAATATATTGCTCTGGATGGAGAATCATTTAATTGACCTTGTGCATCCGAACCACTTCCTAATGCATGACCATATGCAATTGAATATTGTGCAATTGAATCAGTAGCTGATGGATTTGAATCATACACTTCAACATAATAACGTTTTTGTGCAGTTGTTTGTGCAGATGATGACCAATGTGTAGTTAATGAAGCAGCACCAGTACTCCAAACACCGCCGGTAACTACTTCTGTTTGTTGTGAAATTATATCATCCGCAGTAAATTTTGCAAATGTAGAACCTTGCACAGTTGTTGTAGTTACTACGGTTGTCGTACCCGTTGTTTGTGTTGTCGTTTGAGTTCCTGCTCTATTTACTACATTATTTCCTACTGCAAACTCAGTAGTATCTAGATTAAATGTTGGATTCACAAATGGTGCAGAATCAATAGTACTTATAAAATTATCAGTTATCGGCGTAAATGCATCTTGTCTAGGCACTGAAAATCTAGATAAATCTAATGCCGTACCCGGTGTAAAACGTTGGCCGATTCTAGAATATTTATTTTTTAATACATTAAAATTCATAATTTATTTCTTATTTAATTATTATGTTGTTAAACGTTTAACAGATACTTGTTGCGAAATACTACCACCAGTTTCATTTCCTACGATTGTTACCGTAGCAAATTTATCTTCTAATGTAGAAGCAATACCGATAATTTCAAATTCTAAACCTACAACAGAAATAGATGAAGCATCAGAATTTCTATATACTGTTTGATTAGCGCTAGCACCCGGTACTGGTGTTACAACTCTAACGCCTAATACTGTATTATCTGAGATTGTACATGTATAACCTAATTGTGAATTTGCACCGGTAATATTTGATGTTTGTGGTTTAATTACAGTAGTACCATTATTAATTAATGTTGCACTAACACTACCAATTGTTACTACAGGTATTTTCTTTGAATTTTTAGGTAATGTTAGTAATTTAGATCTTAAAGCTTGAGTTTCATCCGGTATAGCTTCTAATATTGGCATATTTTCTATAATCGTACCATAATATGCAGTACCTAATGGATGATCTGCATTCCATAAAGTATAATCAATTTCGTCATCGCCTAATGCAAATTGAGTAATTTTAAAATTATTAGCTCCTTGTGCTAATAACTCACGTCCTTTTACCGTTAATATTGCGTCAATCGTAACGCTTGAATTATCTAAATATCCCATAAATTCCTTATTATTTTATATAAATATAATGATTGATAAATTTTTATAAATTAAGTCCCCGTCAAATTTGTTGTATTTGTATTGTTAAATATAATTTGATTTGGATTAACATCAATAATTTCAACAACTGGTTTACCTTGATATGTATCAGGAGATGGCACATTAAATCCAGGACTAGTCATTTTACATCCATTGTAAAATAAATTAGATAAGCCAGCTGGCTTGAAATCGGTTACTGTACTTGAAGATGTTGTTTCATATTTTATACCACCTGATATAAATGTTTCAATTTTTGTTAAGAATTCTGAAACTACGCTAGATGTTATTGCATATAATATAGGTTCATTTTTCCAATACGGAGACGAACCTGTTATATATGTACTTCCCGATTTATATAAGTAATCATATGAATATTTAAATGATTCATATCTACTATCAGTACTACCAGTTAGATAGAAAACTAACGAATCGGCTGCCTCCGCTAAAACATCAACATATGATCCAATACCACCTGATATTGCTGATATAATCGGATTATCGTTATTGCTAATAATATCTATAGATAATGAACCTGTATATTCTATTTCAAAACTACCTGTAGCAGTAGAATTAGAATCGATTGATATAGATGCCGATAAATATGATGTTTCTGCATATATAGAATTCGTAATTGAACTTAATTCAAAATATAAATCTTGATACTCGCGAGTTACAGTTGGTAATATATGTTGTTTATTTCGCTCTAATAAATTTGGTTGTATTAATATACCAGTTAATTTTTCTGCTCGAGCAGGTAATATCTGTTGTAATTGTTGAAAAAATGATAAATCAAACATAGTGAAGATACGAATAAATGAATTCATATCATTTTTATCTACATACTTTCTCCAATAGTTTTGAGCAACACGTTTCAGTAATGGATAATCATTATCTTCAACATCTCCTGGATCTCCAATATAACTGTCTAATTCAGTATATCCTAAATGAGCAATTATATCATCATTAATCATTGTTTGTGGAGAAAAATAAACTCCTAATCTATGACTATCTAATGGTGCTTGATCATATTCACTAACTTCTGCTCGTTTATCAACATATAATGTGTTATCTAATAAATCATTTGCTTCTATTCTAACTTTATTATCATCATTTGTTCCTGCCGCTAATGATATCCCATCAAAATAATACATTTCTTCGATTGAATCATATGGTTCTGCATTAGTCCATCCAACAAACGAAGCAGATATATTACTAGCAAATGGTTCAACCCCATTCAAACTACCAGTAAGATTATGATTAATTTTTTGAGTTAACGGTAATCTAAAAACTAACTCATCATATGTAGAAGTGTCAGCGTCATATGCAGATGGTGCTTTCGTATGATTTTCAAATGCAGAAACTGATAAACTTCCTGTCCATAAACGAAGTTCTTGTAATTGTCCTTTTAATCTAGAACCGCTAGTAGTACCACCCAATGTTATAGTACCGGTACTAGAAAATGTAGATGCATTTGATGCCGATACAGTTGCTATAATTTTTCCGTATTTAGATTTTTTTACTAGTAAATCTAAATTTGATCCATTTTGTTGTAATACTAAATTTAACCAATTACCATCAAATAATTCTATAGGGGCAGATGCAGTACCATTAATATTAACTGTACCTTTATTACCGCTAGTAAAATTCAATGTAATCACATTAGAGCCTATCGTTGCTAGGTTCATTATATTAGGCATAGTTGGGTTCGTTTCAACATTATCTGTTCGGAAACGCATCTCAAATGCACCTATAGGTTGATTATAATTTATTGTAACAGTACCTGCCGAATTATTAATTAAATCTAGAGAATAATCAAAATTTAATTTTTCATATACCGGTATACGTTCAACTCTAGGCCCACCATACTCGTTAATACTAATCATCGATTCTGGTATTCCGTAACATGCTAATAATGCCTGTATACTTCGTTTAGTACCTTTAGATTTTAATATATATGGTAAGTTATTAACAATTCGTCTCCACGTATGTTGTGTCATTTCTCGGCCAGCAACACTAGGTTCGCCAACTGTATTAGAACCCGTTAACGGAGTACCTGTTTCATCAGTACCTAATGTATATTGCCATAATTCTTGATACTGATTACCATCTTGCAAATTCCATCCAAATTGTTTTGCAACATGTAATAATAATTCATTTGGTACACCTAATTTAGGATTTTCTTCTCGTTTGTATATTTCTGCTGATTGTTTAACATAACTATATATAATGTCATAGTGATGGCCTAACATATCAACAAATAATTCAAACTGTCCTTCGGTATCTACCATTCTAGTAACTTCAGGTAATGAATTAATTAATCTGTTCAAATTCAACGTATCATACAATGAAGCTGATTCTATTAATGTATCATACCATGAAATAAAATTACTACTAGTAGTTGCATAGTTAATATATGGTTTAGTAGAATTAGTTTTAGGTACAGGAAATACATAACTACCTGTTAAATTATAAACCGTAGGATTAATTACCGGAATATCATTGGTTGTCAATAACGATGATGATTCATAATACAAATATTTTTCAAATGAATCAAAACTACCAACTATGCCAGTTAATGTTTTTTGATAATCTTCAATATTAGCAATTGCATTAGATCCAGAAACAGTTTGTAAAAAATTTATTTGTGAATTATAGTATTCAATTGATTCTAATTTATATTTAAAATTTCTTAATCGTTGTGTAGCTGAACTATAAAAAATAAAATTATTAAAATCTCGATAATCAATATTTAATGGAACTCCACTTAAACTACCTGAAAAATAATTATCAATGATTTGTTGAGATACTGATGTTGAATCTCCCAATAATGTGTTCCAGTTTTTAATACCAGACTCAAATGATGAATTTAATCCATCTACCTGTACATCCCAATTTGCATTTTTTAATTTACGACCTGTTGATTTCTTTGATGAATCATATAAAGTTATATAATCGATATGAGTTGGACGTATTTCTTCAACTACCCAACATTTAAATTTAACATCAATATCATCGGGTAATCTATCTAGTAATTTTATGTATAAGAAATCACCAACTACAACACTATTAACATATGCAACTGTTTTATTTCTGCTAAAATTTAATAAGTATTGAGTATAAGTTTTTCTGTGTGTCTGTGGAGATTTTTTATTTAAATTTGTATATTCTATAAATTGATTTTTACCTACTGAATTAACACCAGTAATTAACTTCAAACGTAACTCAGTACGATCTGGTGAAATTTCATCAACATATAAGTATTGTTCTTGATATGAACCTATTAAATTTTTAAAGAAATTAACTGCAAATCTAAAATTACCATTAACCAATTTTAATTGATTAAATTCTTTAAATATATCAATAGCAACAGGAATTCCATTAAATTCGTGTTGATTATTATATGTTTCAAATTTAAGTTTATATCGATCTGGATTAATAACTGGAGTTGTATGATTTCCGCTAATCCATGTGTCGCCAGAATATACATGTAGTTCTACAAAAGATTCTTTAAACGCAACTAAATCAATACGTTTGGTTAATAAACTATCAACAGCTGCAGTAAATCGGTTAGCTGTATTAGGTCCGATTATAAATTTATCTTTATTTTTATATTGTTGTAGCATCAGATTATCTTAATATTAGTCACTAGTATTATTATTAGGTATATCATCTATAGGTTTACTGCCTATATTCGAATTAAAATTAGTAGATATTGGAGTATTAACGATAGATGATATCTGATTATTTATATTAGATTCATTAATAGTTTTAGTATTTTGCAATTCTTCTATTTTCCAATATGTTTGATCTTCAATTAATTCATGTGGTATTGAATAATGTTTAGATGCTACTAATTCTACAGCATACGAATCATGTAATTTTAACTGAGACTTTGGTATAATTTCACTAATTGATATAATATATGGTAAATCTCTTGACCATAAATATCCTAATTTTGAATTTTTATTATCAACGCCGTCTGTTAATAATTCTGTTAACTTTAAAGAATCTGCATTATTAAATGATTGGTATTGTTTTAATTTACGTTGTGCTTCTGTATATTTAATTTTTTCTCGATCCGGTTTAGACCGAATTGAATCGATTTTGTTTCGATTAAATTGATTACGTAATATATTTTTATCTGATTCAGATAATTTACTAAAATTTGGATTATTCGTTTTTAATATTGTAGACATGATAGTCGTTGCAGATTCATATGTAGTTGGAATTTCATATGTAGTACCTAGTAATTTATTATTTAAATTCACAGATTCGACAACATAGTTAATCCAAAATTTTTCTGCAGATTTCATACTACTCGCAGCATTAATTACATCCGTTTCTAAATTACGTTCATATATTACAGGATCGATTAATTCATTCCTAGGAATAAAATTTCTATCCAATTCATCCCATTTTTTAGAAATTTTATCATATTCGATACGTATTTTTTGTTCAATTCGACGTATTGCAGTTGAAATACGATTTAACCATCTAAATGGTTCAGTTGTATAGTTATCGTTGGTAATCCCACCATATACAACATTCCAGCTGGTAGTATATATACCCCCATAACGATAATTTATATTATCTATATTTACATTAGTAAGATCTGTTATATTATTATTAGAAGCTCGATTAGGCCATATAGCTTCTTTTAATTCCTGATCAGTTTTTTTATAATATTCGTCAAATTCTGTTTTATCACTATCAAGTGGTCTGCTACTATTATTTACCATCGCCCACATTTCTGTAAACGAATAAATATAATGATGATACTTTGAAATTAAATTTTCAATTTGATATGGCTGATACAAATAATATTCAATTAATATATTTTTTAAATCATTAATTTTTTGCTGTACTTTTTGATCATTTTTAAACCTTGTTAATCCAGCTGCAATAATCATACTAATTTCTAGCGGCTCAGTTTTATAAGTGCAACTATTTGCTTTACTAAACCAATAATCTATATTATCTATATTACCTTTCCAAAAATTATAACTAGTTCCGTTATTATATAAACTATTTTTAGGAACAACTCCAGGCTTATTAACATAATTAAACATACCAGTTAAATCTTTAACTTGTACGCCCTGCGCATCCTTTTCGTTTATACTAACAAACTTAATCATCATTTCTACAATATCAACTAACATATTATACATACCGTTACGAACCGGTTCGAATTTAGTTTGTAGATTTTGTAATTCTAATTGTTTATTTCGTTCTATATATAAACTATATTGTGCTGATAATGGGCTTACTGATGTTTTTTGTGCTAATACGGCATATTTGTTAGTATCCGGATTATATCGTAATAATCTAGCTGCATAATTATTTCTACCATAAT